GAACAGCGTAGGCAGCGATGCCAACAGCGTCGTCGGCTTCAATGCCGTTGACTACCTCAAAACCCCATGAGTTTACTAGATGGTCTCTAAGCGCTTGTAAATGCACTGGCTTATCAATGGACGCTCTCTGACCCTTGTACGGAACTGTAACTGCTATCGACTCTCTAAAGTTGCCTTTTCCCGTTAGGAAGCCCTTGTAGTCTTCACAGTCTAGTTCCATACAAAGTTCAGTCATTGTTTGCTCGAGTCTGGACAAAGCAATCTTTTCCTCTACATCGTTGCTAGAGAAGCCGACTGCGTAGCACAGACTGTCTGCATCAATGAGTGCGGTTATCACAGGATGTCGTCGTCCAAGTCTTCAATCTTGCTATCACCGCTGGCATCGTACTTCACCAAATCGGTAATCACAATCTTAGCCAAGGAAGCACTAACACCTTCTTTGTTCTTCCACTTCCAGCTATAAGGCTTAATCATTGCAACAGCTTTGGAGCCGTTACCTACGATGTCCTTAATCTCATTGCCTTCTTTGTCAAAAGGCTGGATAGCATAGTTTGACTTCACTGTCAAGAACCAACCCTTCTCAGGCTTGTCTTCACGCTTGCGTGGTGCAAGACCAATCTCTTCCAAGGCTTTGACAGCGGTGTCGGACAGATTAGCCAAGTCACACTGGAACTTACCACTCATATCGTTTACTTTGTCAAAGAAAGCCCACTGAACTTCTGCTTGAATTTTTACTGGTTTCATTTCCATTTTAAATCTCCTTATCTACTACGGTTTAGAAATACTGCAAACATCATTATACTACACTTACTGCAACATTTGGGTATAGTGATTAATACTTTCTTCTAATGTACCATCTTCTATATCCAACACTGCATCTCGTAACAGGTCATAAGTCTCCTGTAAATCAAAGGATGAACTCAAGGAATATGTACCGTCTTTAAAGGCAGACACAGCCACCATCCCTAGTAAGTTCTCGTCTTTCTCTTCTATCATTAGTGTGTCTCTTTCCATGAGTTACCGACCTTAAACTCGCCGTCCAGAGGACAGCGCATCTTCAATACTACACCTGCTTGCTTAATTGAATCTTTGCCTATTATACCAACTTTTTCAGCGTCTGCTTCTTTACATTCTAACTGCCACTCATCGTGGACATTTGCTTTAAACTCATGCCAAATCTTCTGTTTTGTCAACTCTTTTTTAAACAAGACTAAAGCCTGTTTCATAACGATTGCACCAGCGCCTTGCAGTAGCGTGTTGAGCGCCGAGTGCTCCGCACGAACGAGTAGCTTGCGTCCGTCAAGACCCGGTAGCCATCCTTTCGTAGAGTAGATACGAGCCACTTTCTCTCGTAGAGCTTTAAGTTTCGGCGTATTGCGTAGAAAAGAATCAATGAGTTTTTGTCCCTCTTTCGCACTGCCTCCAACAATCGACCCGATTTTGGCACTTCCTGCGCCATAGAGGAAAGCATAAATAAATGTTTTAGCTTGATTCCTCGTTTGCAAGCCAGCAGCGGTTTGATTCGCTGTGTGTATATCGCCTGATACAACCTCATTCGTATATTCATCGTCGTTCATATAGTGAGCCAGCATACGCAATTCTAATCCGCTTGCGTCAATACCGACTAACTTATTTCCTTTGTCTATTGTCCATAGTTCACGACACTCGTGTCCATAAGGGCTACCGCTGTTCGGAATCTGTGCCATGTTAGGACTCATGTGCGTCATCCGTCCTGTTACAGCACCGTTGGTAATAACCCTACCGTGAACACGACCATCCTTCTCAACTGCCTTTACCCAAGAATCTACCTGACCGATTCGCTTTTGTAGCATCATGTATTCTGCAAGGGCTTTCGCTTCGGGGTAATCGAGGCTGGCGAGGACTTCTTCGTCGACGATGACGCTACCTTTTTCGGTGTGCTTCTTTGGCTTCCAGCCTTTGGCGATGAGCCTTTCGGCGATTTGCTGGCGACTGCCGGGGTTGAACGGAGTGACGATGTCTTTGAGAGGTTTTTTACTTGTCGCATGTGTTCTGCCACTGATGATGACCGGCGGAAAGATGGTTTCCATTTCAACTTGAATAATATCCAGCTTAGTCTTAAGTTCAGATAGTAAGCATAGAGCTTTAGGCATATCGAGTCTAAAGCCGTTCCTTTCTTGTTCCGCAATGATAATTGCGACTTCGTGTTCGAGCTTGATGCTTTCCGTTGAAAAATCATTTTCCATCTCCTGAGTTAAGTGTTTATACAACTCCGCTGTTACTTTTGTATCCTGTACGCAATACCACAACAAAGCCGACATAACAGGTTCATCAAAAGCTAAATGACTTTGGTCAACTTTCTTACCATCTTCGTCTTCACCGATTAAAGGTTTTCCAGTTAGCCAAGACCATATCTTTTTATACGGTGCTTTGTAGTGTCCTAAACGCTCACCCCAAGCCTCTAGGGAGTGTCCGCCTTCGATGCTAGGGTCGAACAGTCTTGCAAGCACCAGCGTGTCCACGACCTGTGACTTTTTTACCTGTATTCCCCAAACTTTCTTTAAAACAGGGAAATCAAAGAAGATGCCGTTGTGCGTAACAATGCTATCGCAGTTGTTCATAAAGTCTTGCAGCATAGCTGGCTGCACAAACGTAGAAACAACATCTTTGTCAATATCACGACACACAACACACCAGATTTTATCGTGGGTGCTGTTGGTCTCGATGTCAAGGACTATGCGCATACGTTAATCATTTTAACTAAACTTTGCAGATTAAGCAAATACAATCGTGAAGTGTTGTTATCACCACCACTCACAACCCGTGGCATCGTCTGTACAATATAATTCCTGAGTATTTTAGTCGGGATTACCAAAGTCATCACAATATCATTACCGAGAGCAAGGTTATGAAACCAGTACTCTGCCTCGGTTGTGGCGATGCCACTGGGCTTACCCCGGCTCTCAAACTCGATGACGATGTTGCCTGTGGACTTCCACTTTTCTCGCTCAGTCTTAACTTCTATCTTGCTGTTCTGCAACATATCAGCAACCTTCTTCTCGAAGACTTGTCCGTACTGTAAGTCAAGGTCAAACCGTTTGTCGTTGTTGTAGAGTGGAATCTTGTCCATCTTTGCTACCGTTGGTGTATGCCATGTAGTAGGCTTTGCCCACTCTAATTTGCGTTCTTCTACATTAATGTAGGCTACTGGTTCATTTATATCCATAATTTTATCAATCCTCCGAAGTACATCAATACCGCTACTCCTTCAACGGTAAACAAGGCGTAGTCGTTCTCACGATAACCAGCCCACGCCCACAACCCGCTACCGATAAAGCCGAACCACAGGTTTAAAGGAAAGATGTTTAGGCTGGTCAGTCCAATACCGAGTAAGCAAAGGACTGTACCTGTCCAGCGTATCATTTCTTCTTAACCGTTTTCTTCTTGATTACAAGCGGCTCTTCCGCTACTTCTACCGGCATCGGTCGTGGCTCTTCAAACATCGCAGAAAGCAGTTCCTGAATCTCTGGCTCAAGCAATGTAAACGACTTACCGTTGTTCATATGGACATCACGGTCAATGATGTAGCTGACGTTCATTGTTTCAATGATGGTGTTATTTATCTTGACTAGCATTGGTTTGAATCCTTTTCAGTTCGTGTTCAATCATCTTCTGTGCGTTGCTGAGTGCCTTAATCAGTTGCTGACAATCTTCTACATGGTAATCCGCCACCACATCAGTGCCTAACACCTTATAAGCCTCTAGCGTATCTCGAATGAGCTGCTTGAGCGTAGTTGTGAACTGCACTGCTTCATCGGCATCGCCAAAGAAGAAACCGTAGTCCACTGCACCGTTCTCGGCAATCCATACAAAGCCGTCTACTTTTACGTTCTTACTCATTTTCCTTTACACCTTTCATCAGAAATACGTTCTAAGACTTTTAACTTCTCCAAGTCAGTCATTATATACCATCTGCTAATCTCGTCTTTATTCCTGCCACAATCGTTGCAGCTCATAATTGTAATGTCGTAGGTGCATTTACCGATGCATGGTGAGTTAATCATTTCTCATTCCCAGATAACTTACGCATCTTAGCCAACACTTCGGCTAAAGGTTCTATCATCATGCACCTGCAGCTACTGATTGTTATAGGTGCAAACACTCTGCCACTGTCAGACTCTTCTCGTATGTCTAAGAAGTCTTGAAAGAAACTACGCACAGTAGCTTTGAGTTCAGCATTTTCCGCTTCTAGTTCACGTATCTGTTTCAGTGCATCAAACCCCTCTGTGATTTCTTCTGCAAGACTACGGTGAGAAACATACTCACCAGCCATATGACTAGCAGTCCTATCAAAGGATTCGTCTGCTGGAAGGGTGTAAAGCAGCTCACCATTAACCCTAGTCTGCCAATCACTACCACTACCTGAGTCTAGGTATTGATAACCGTATCCGTCAAAGTCATAGCGTATTGCTACTGGTTCATTGTTCATTTGCTCAGGTTCTCCACAAGGTCAGTAAACTTAATACCACGTTCTTTACAGGTTTTGCGTAGTTTGACGATTGCTCGTTGCTGGAGAGTCTCAACAACAGACAAAGACCAGCCAAGTCTATCAGCGACTTCTTGACAGCTCATGTTGTAGTCGTCTGCATTTAACGGGTATTTCATTTGCTATCCTTGATAAATTTATCCACTGCTTCATCAATCTCGTTACCAATCATCCAGCGCCATTCCGACATATCCCCATTACAGGCAATCACTGACGGTGCAACAGTCTTAGGGTCAACATCCCACGACGCACTGCGTAGCCAGCGATAACGCTCTGCATCACGATATGTTTCTGTGTTGTCCTGAATACGACCAAAGACATCACGATTAAGTGTGCGTAATCGGTCGATTTCATTACACAGTGCATTTATGTAGTTACGAGTAACCGAATACTCATCGTGCTTTGCGTAGTCCCGTGCTGCTTCTACTAAGTCTTTCGTTGTCATAGTGTGTCCTTAATTTCCAACATTCTTCCAGTTTTGCCATTATACAACAGTGAGCCACAGTTTCCAGTGTAACCGCTAAATCGGTTCTTGAGAACCCGCACAGATGTAGTATTGCGCTCAATCATGTCCATCGCTTGACCGTTGCGCTCTAAGCCTATCACAATGTCAGACAGTTGTGCAATAGCACCTGAGCCACGCAGTTGCGCTAACGATGTTGCAGCTCCTTCTTCGTGTCCTTTGCTTTCTGGGCGTTTTAGGTGACTGACGCAGATAAGACTGATTCCTGTTTCCTGCACCAGCATACGCAGCTTAGTCATTATAGAGTCCAGTGCTTTACGTTCGTCACCCACATCACCGCCACTAACGATAATGCTAAGGTGGTCAAGAAACACATAACCACAGCCAAGCCCTTTTGCCATGTAGCGCACTCGATTGACAATATTCTCCAAAGAAGTAGAACCAAAATGGTCAAACAGGTAAATACGGTCACTTCCCAAAGTTCTATCAAAAGCATCTTTCAGTTCCTCCGGTGTTACTTCAACATCAGGTAAATGGATTGGTTTGTTTACTGCCAGCGACATGAGCGAACGAGCTGTTTTACGCACTCCCTCTTCAAGAAACATAAGTCCGATGTTGTCGGATGTTTTGTTAAGGATATGCCATACGATTTCCCGTAGAAATTGAGACTTACCGAGTCCACTTCCCGCAGTGACCATGACAAGCTCACCTTTTCGAATACCATATGTAAGTTTATTAAGTTCCTCATACGGATAATCGCAATCAGCCTTTTCAATAGGGGCTGATACCATATCCCACAAGGTGTTCCCTTGTATAATTCCATCAGGAACGTAAGACTCAGCAGACCACCAAGAATCAATAAATTCTTTAGTAGAACCATTCTCCAAATAATCACACGCATCTTTGTATCCTTTCTTATGCTTCATTACTTTGACTTTACCGCCAAAGAGTTCAGCAACAGCTTGCGATGCCTTGAGACCAGCTTCATCGGCATCAAAGCAAATCACGACATTCTCGAATGAGTCAATCCATTCATAGTTCGCTTTGCAGTCCTTTAAAGCGGCACTAGCGCCGTTTCTAATGCTTACGCAGGGGTACTTACTACCTTGCATCTGATAAGCCGCCAGAGCGTCTAATTCGCCTTCACAGATGGTAAGATAGCGACCGCCTTTAGTAAACAGTTGCTGACCAAAGAGCATGGCTTCCTTAAAGTCACCGGCAATACTGAAATCCTTGGTGTCAATCGTTCGTGTCTTTACTGCCGTAAGTGTGCCATCGGCATCATAATAAGGGTAAAAGTGCTTGTTTGTTGCCTGTCGCACACCGTATGTTATGCAAGTAGCCGAAGTAATACTACGGTCAATGATACTAAGATTAGAAGCAGTGTCATAAAATTTTAAGTCCTTATTCATAGGTTTAGTTACTTTCGATTGTGTTGTAGTCGTGCCATCGCCATGCACATAGGTCTCGCAAGCAAAACAGTATTGATGACCATCGTCATATAAACCGTTTGCATCACTTGACCCGCACGACTGGCACGGTGTGTGTTGCAGGAATTTGGATTCATTCAAAACTGCTCTCCTTCACCAATTTCAACATCCTGCACTTCACCTTCTTTGTGTATATCTTCAATGCTCATGTTCTCAGCCATCACATAGCAATCAAAGCGACTGTTGCCGTATGTGGTTACTTTGTATGTCACCGTGACTGTGAATGTCATATCAACTTCATTAGGTACTGTATTCATATCATTTTTCCATTTCCAATAGTTTGACCAGTTAAATAAATTCAAGGGCGGACACTTCCAAATCATTCCGCTACCCCATGCCACATTCGTTGTGAATCCCTTACTCGCCTTGGGTACTCATTCTCTACCCAAAAGCACCTAACCTCATCGTGTGTATAAGACACATAACCTACCCATGTTGCGTACTTCGTTGTGTAATTCGGACACTTCATATATCGGTGCTGGTGCTTTAATTCATTGCCTAAGTAACCAAAGACAACACAAGCACACATTAGAAACACTACAATAAGCACGTTCCCAATGCTGCCAGTGCAATCGCATACGGGTTCGTCTTTGCTGGTTTCGGTAACACTTTTATCCATAATGATTTATCCATTTCAATGTATTGCTCTGCTTCATCTTTAGTGTGGAATCGTCTTACGATACCGCCCCATTCATCCCGTACTTCGTACCGTAGATTAGACATTAGTCACCTCGTACAGCATTGCATTGGCTTTAGCCGCAATCATTTCGTCTAGGTCATTGATTACAGTAGCATAACCGTATTCATCAACCAAATCCGCCATATCCGATAAGACATAGTGGTAGCGTGCTTCATCTGTTGGGTTCATTGTTTATATTCCTTGTAGTAAAAATCAATCATTAAACACATTGTGATTGTTTTAAGACACAAACACAAGACTAAGACAAAAATAAAAGACTTGACACAATTTTCAAAACTTCGTATAATGCTTTAACAACATAGTCTATCGTTGATTGTTGTTTGATGTAAAAATCATCTTAAACCTATGCACAGTAACGATAAAGACTATATAGGTCTATATTAGCGTTCATTCCAGTAGTCCTCGACATCGTCATCCAGCCCATCATCCCCGACATATTCATCCATAGAGTCCAATAGCGACGTTGTACCGCTATCTTGCTCACTGGCAAGGTCATGCCTTACCTGCAACGGGATAACGTCACCCATAGCGTTTAAACAGGTCTGGCAGGTATTAACGAATCCTTTAGTAATAGCATGGCGCATAGTGGATTCATAATCGTTTAGTATTGCATTGCAACATTGGCATCTCATTTTAAATTCTCCTTAATTGAGTCAATAGTCTTAATTCCGCTAACATAGTCAAAATTCAGAGGCTCGTTAAATGCTTTTTCTCTAGCATCTTCCTCGCTATCTGCCTCGATAGTTTGATAGTAATAGGCTGGTGCAGTCCATTGGATTGTATATTTCATTTAAAGCCTTTCTAAGCCGTTTTACGGCATAAGTAATAGGTAGGTATCAAGTATATCCTAAATCGTCTATAAAGCCCCTTAAAACTGGTCTATAAGCCATCTTAACGTATGAATGTAGGCATATATAGCTATCGACCATATTAGGACACGATTAAACATAGTCATAATGGTTCGCAATAGATAAACTTGCCATCACTATTGACAAAACAGACTGTCGTGCCTGTCGGTGTTTGGATTATGACTGGTCTACTTGCGTAGGCGGTTTCTAGCATTGCCAACAGTCCAAGCACAATAAAGCCCTTAGTTAAGTTCATCATATTGTTCCACCTTTTCTGTCATGGTTAGGTTTACAAGGTCTTTCCATAGCGCATAAATGCCTTCATCACTCATCGTTTCAAAGACTTCCAGTCTATCAGGATGCCATGACCCCATTGTTACTATGTCTTGAATCATAAACAATCTACTCTGTGTCATTGTGTTACCTCCATTAAGTCATATTCTAGTATTTGCTCAGTATCCTCCAGCGATTGCTCGATGATTTGGTAGATAAAATCATTGCGTTCAATGCTGTCATCTTTTAACACTAGTTCTACTGTTATCTTATAAGTATTCATTCTTCAAGTTCCTCATCGAATCCGTTTAACTGGTCGCACATATCTTGCATACATGATAAGCAAGTAGGACAAAACGCTACCGGTAAGATACCAAAATCGCCCTTAATTCCGCCCTCATCCTCTAATGAAAACTCATAAGAGCAAATATTGCATTTATCTAAACTCATCGTGTACCCCTTAACTAAATTGGATTTGTTTATTAACAGCCGATAGCGCCCATCTGCCCCGTTCAACGTCCTCTAAATCTGAACGGTACTGTTCCCCGCTAGGCTCTAAACCATCAATATAATAGTCAGCAAAATCCGCTAATCTGCTAATCTGTTTAAATTGCTCTAGTGTCATTGTAATTTTCATTCTGCATCCTCTATTCTGTCAATTTGCCAATCGCCATCATTGTTTGTGGGCTTGTAATCGCCCCCGTCTATATGGTAAGCCTTATCCCATGCCTCATCCTTAGATTCCGCCTCGATGTCACAATACACCTCAACAACATAAGAGGCAATCACTCTATAAGTTTTCATTTTTAATCCTTGCGTTAAATGTTTGTAAGTATTCCAGTATCGGTACGGCTTTATAACTTGCCTTGTTGATTGTGTCTGCAAACTCATGGCAGAATGTTTCAAATATTGGTTTGCCATCGTCTAGTCGCACAATAACCCAAGAAGCGGTATCTCTTAACGAACTCATTTTATAACCCTCCGGTAACGGTGACATAAATACAAAGCGGGATAGCGATAGAGATTACCCCAAGAATTAAACCTAGTATAAATTGTGTCATGATTAAACCCCTTTAGCGTGTTTCTACACATGATGAATCAAAACAGAATGAGTAGCCCTTAGCGTCGGCGCTGTCACCGTAGCGCATAAAGTCCACATTCCAATCGAGTTTGTTTTTCTCAATCAAAGCCTTCACCGCTTCAAAATGAGCCTTCACGCTGTCGAACTCATGCGGGAATCCGATAGTGGCACTGAAGCCCTTATGACCGCCCCAAGACGCTGTATAAGCCTTGATTCGTGCGCCCCGTGTGTTTGTTGGGCTAATGTATTTTGTATGTATTGCAATCATTTTGTAATTCTCCAAAGTTAGGATACTGCGGTTTGACTAAGACACCCTCTCGAGTGTTTCGGGTATTTAACCCTCATCAGTTAGTCTTGTACTTGTACTCTGTTGTCCTCGTACTGGCTTATCAGTCTAGCCAGCTTGTGGGCTGTAACTTGGCTTGCATAGTTCCCGCTTGGAGTATAAGCGAAATAGCCACCGCTATTCCATTGCCTGAACTCATGACCAGTATTAAATTTATACATGGTATAGATGTCACCGTTATAAGTGTTAGATTCTCTGTTTATTACTTTCATTGTTAATCCCCTTGTGTTGTTTACTGTTACCAGTCTATCCCTATCGCTAACGGTACGCAATAGGGACAAACCCTTAATTTATGTATAAAGCCTTGTGGACAATATCAACCCTGTAATTGATATGGGTATCTTCGGGATAGTCTTTGAATACAAACATTACATCGGTTTTTTTCATCTCAAATTCTGTGCCGTCATCATCGCTGAATTTGACATAGCCGAAAACCTTTGAGCAATGTTTTAAGTCTTTTTTGAATTGTGCTAAGTTTGCCATTTTGTTTCCTTATCTACTGGTTATCCTAAGACCCTATCGCTAGGGTTTCGCCGTCACTACGGCTCATCAGTTAGGCTTGAATGGTGTAAGGTGTGGTCAAGGTCTGGGCGAATCTCTCAGCGTTTGTAAGGCTATCAAAACTGCCCCAGACTGTGCCGTTTGCGTCAATGATGTAAAAGTATTTCATGGTGTTACCTTTCTTATCTACTGGTTAATGGTTACTGCTTACCCTCTACTGTACTCTTTTGGTACTAATAATCTAATTGTATTTTTTAATCGTCTGCGACTGTCGATAGTGTTTACCTATTCACCTAAAACAGACCGCCAGCCCTTTGTTTATATAGAAAACTGCGTTCGCAAACAGTTAAGGGCTAAGTACCAACTCAGACTAAAACGCCTGTAATCGCCTGTATTGGCTTCCTAGAGGCATCTAAGGGTAAACCCTAAATAGCCAGTATAGTTAGCGGTTACTAACTAAGTAGTACTGTATAGATACCCAGTATAGGGTGCAACATCGCCATATACACTCACCACCACAGTCTATAAAGTTATATAATGTTATCTTGTATAGTGTGTCATCACTAACTTAGTCTATGTTGTGTTAATACAACACTGTGGTATAAATACTACATCGTAAGATGACATAGGGGGGAGGGGGTGTGCTGTTGTGTTGAATAATGCTGTAGGCGCTTTAGCATACAAAAAGGTAAAATAGACTATATTGCACTGCAACGTAAGTCTCTGTAATAAAAGAAGAAATAAATCAATAAAGTCTATAATGGAAACTGCACACTGCGCAGCAGGTTAGCAGAGGTCTATAACACTGGCACAGCCCTGCTTGAGTTACCACCGTCTGCGCTGCCGTAGGGCGCTATAGTAGACTAGGATATAGGGTCTCTATAAATAATTCTTGACAAAACCTCGAAAGTATGCTACACTCACCTTACAAGTTCAAAGCACACAATAAAGGTACTATAAAGCCCCCTACGGGACGACAAGTTATAGAACGGTAGCGAGGGGTGAGGATAACAAAAACCGAACCCCCTGATAGCGAACAACTTAGTCTAACGACAGCACTCTATAGTATCTAGGGTGTCTCTTAAAAATTAGTAGTTATGTCTTCCTATAAGGATAAAAGACTCTATGACAGAAATAGAAAAACAATTAGAATCTGCGCTACCGGAAGGTGGAGATGTCGAAAAGAAGGTGCGACCGAAGATTCGTCGTAGAGAAGTAGTAAACGGTAAACCCAAGTTAGGTCGTCCCACGAAGGCGGCTATCGCCAAGAAGAAGAATCCCGGGGTAGTGGGTAGACCTCCCGGCGATGCAGCAAGGATTGCAGAATTTAAAGCAAGGTTGTTAGCTACGGCTGGCGACACTGTGATTACAAAGATTATTGAAACAGCACTTGCTGACGGTCATCCTGCACAGGGTGCGATGCTCAAGTTCTGTGGCGAACGATTATTACCACTGTCCAGCTTCGAGGCTAAGAGTTCTGGCGGAGCACCGCAGATTAGCATTAACATTACTGGTATCAATAGTCCCAGTATCGAAGCATCTGAAGTGATTGAGAACGATGTCACTGATGTCGTAATTAGAGATGTCCCACGAAGTGGGGCTGATGATGAGTGAAGTCTTCATTGAGGCGGCTGCGCCGTGAGTGAACTTAACTTCCAACTGTTGCGATGGCAACAAGAAGTGTTTAAAGACCACACTCGCTTTAAGGTCATTGCTGCTGGACGACGCTGTGGTAAGGCCAGACTGTCAGCAGTAACCCTACTGATTGAAGGGCTTAATTGCCCTGAAGGTTCTAGCGTAATGTACGTTGCACCAACGTTGGGACAAGCCCGAACGATTATGTGGGACTTGTTAATGGATTTAGGCAGACCTGTAATCAAGTCTGCGCACATTAACAACTTAGAGATTACCTTGGTGAATGGCAGGAAAATCCTCATTCGAGGCGCTGACAACCAAGACTCTTTGCGTGGTGTGTCCTTGTCGTACTTGGTAATGGACGAGGTAGCGTTTATTAAAGCAGAGATTTGGGAACGAGTATTACGAGCTGCGCTGTCGGATAAAAAAGGTAGAGCAATGTTTATTTCTACTCCTTCTGGTCGTAATCACTTTTATGAGTGGTATCAGCTAGGACAGTCAGGCAACGATGAAGATTGGAAGTCGTGGCACTTCACCACTGCGGACAATGAAACGATTGACCCAAAAGAGATTGAAGCAGCAAAGCGGACACTGAGTTCCTTTGCGTTTAACCAAGAGTATTTGTCTTCCTTTAACAATGCTGGTTCAGGTTTATTTAAAGAAGAATGGATTAAGTTCGGTGAAGAGCCTCAGAATGGTTCATGGTACATTGCGGTGGACTGCGCTGGATTTGAAGAAGTTGGTAAGAAACAAACTAACAAACGATTAGATAAAACAGCAATAGCGTGCGTTAAAGTAGATAACGATAATACATGGTACGTTGATAAGATTGAAACAGGAAGATGGTCTACTGAAGACACTGCCTTGAAAATCTTAAACAACATTAAAGAATATGAACCCACTGCAGTAGGAATTGAGCGTGGGATTGCAAAGCAAGCGATTATGACTCCACTCATGAACGCTATGCGAAGAATGAACTGCTACGCTCACATTGAAGAATTGACGCACGGCAACAAAAAGAAAGTGGATAGGGTTACTTGGGCTTTGCAAGGTAACTTTGAACACGGCAGGGTTGTACTCAACGCTGAAGGTGATTTTGACTTATTCGTTGATGAACTCTTAATGTTCCCAACGCAAGGCGTGCATGACGATACAGTGGATGCGTTAGCGTATATCCACCAGTTAGTAAGACCTTCTTTCGATGCCGATGACGGTGGCGATGAGTGGGAAACTTTAGACGTAAT